CAAAATGTTTTGAAATTAAAAAAGCCTTTGTATCTTTGTTATACATTAATAACATTAAAACATAAAACTATGAATTTTCAATTTAAAAACTTAACCGTACAAATCAACAATTATTGGTTTCAACCTTACGAACCTGAAACTGGCGTTGAGGAACGCTACGAAGCCGATGACCTTACTTTCTTTGATGCTGAGGGCAACGAGTTAGAACATTTTAAAACTATTGCAAGTTTTACCAACGCTGAAATTTCAGAACTGGATAAACTGGTTGATACAACAATCAGGCATTATTTGCATCACTATTATAGCAAGGTTGAGTATCGCTATTTATAGGAATTTTTAACTAATAAAACATAGAACAATGACACCGGTAGAAAAAGCGAAAGATTTGATTAATCAGTATTTGCACTTAACATTAAATGTTGAATCAGATAAAGACATTAATATTTTTACTGCAAAAGAATGTTCATTAATTGCAGTTGATGAAATTCTAAAGGTAGCCTTTTATTCTACAGATAAAATCTATAATTACTACATAGAAGTAAAACAAGAAATAGAAAGGCTATAACGGAACACAAATAGGCGCAGTACGGATTTAAAAACGAAACATCATGATAGAAGTAAAAAAATACAAAGCAAAACACCAGTTTAGAACTTATTGGAATAAATATGCTAAAACAGAACAGTACACTTGGATAGAAGCAGATTGCTTTTGCGTGTATTTTTTAGGGATATTAATCTACAAACGTGTTGAAGTACCGAAAACCTAGTATTGCGCCTATTTGGTGTTATGGCATCGTTTTAATGTGCTATAACACAAAAGTAGGCGAAGTTTATTTCGCTTACTGACTGTTATCCGCAGTTTTAATTGCGGTATCTAAAACTAAAAATACATTAAACTAAAATAAGATGGAAAAGAAACAAACAGCAGTAGAATGGTTAATTAATCAATTTTTAGAAGTTAATGTTGATTCAATTACGAATGAAAATATGTATATTAAAATACCTACAAAAGCATTTAAACAAGCCAAAGAAATGGAGAAGGAGCAGATAATAGATGCCCATTTATTAGGATTGATTTACCCATTAGAAATGGAAGCATCTAAACAAGCAGAACAATACTATAATGAAACCTATGGAAGCAAAGATTAAAGCGCAAATATTTTTTAACCATTAAAATAACTAAAAATGAAAAAAGAAATTGTAAATGATTTAATTTTGATTGCCCAGCATATAACCTACGAGGTTGAAAGGGCTGGTAAAAAAGTAAAGCCAAACGATTTGTATTTTGGGCTTATGGAATTTCATGAGGATTTAAAAAATGAATCCAAGTATAATTTAACCCGAACTGCAAATGAGATTTACTACCTTGCAAAACTTATTGAACCCGTTTTGGAATTTTTAAATGCAGAGATAAACGAAACCGAATTTAATGATAAAATGTATAACAAATGATACTAATAGTTTTCAAATATATTTTAATTTTCTTTGGGGCTTGCATTGGTCAAATAGCCTTAATGAGATTAATGGACGATAAAACGTTTAACCGTTTTTATACTCAGGTAATTTTTTACCTTATGCAATTACCTTTGATATTTGCTATTCAGGACGAATGTTTTACCTTAACTTTATTTTATATAATAGTACATTTGTGCGGTATGGCTTTCGGTCATAATTGCTACGAAAATATTGAAGTTTAGTTTTTTTGTTTATTATTAATGGGAGGTTTGCCGTAACTGGCAAGCCTTTTTTTATTTCATAAATTTTTGAAAACAAGTTGTTATATTTTTGAATAAATGTTTTTTTAATGGCTGATTCATATAATGACTATCCTAAAGCAGCATCCGAGAATGCACAAAGAGCACTTAACTGGGCAGAAGAGAATGGATGGGGAACTTGTCTTGAGGCAACTGGCAAACAAAGAGCCAATCAATTAGCAAAGAGAGAACCGATTTCAAGAGAAACGATTTCCAGAATGGCATCTTTTAAGAGACATCAGCAGCATAAAGATGTTCCGTATAGCGAAGGATGTGGTGGTTTGGCTTGGGATGCTTGGGGTGGTACTGAGGGTATAGAATGGGCAATAAGAAAACTAAAACAAATTGACAAAAAAGCGCAAAGCAAAAATATGATAGCAGAGTTAAATATTGTCGGGCAAATTGATTCATTCAGTAATTACAATAAACAATTGGTTGCTGAGTTCCTTAACCAAAATGCGCCAAATGAGGTTGTAATTAATATTGCCAGCGAGGGGGGTTCGGTTGTTGAGGGTATGGCTATGGGCGAAATGATTGCTAATTATAAAGGGAATACGATTGCTAAGGGTTTGGGCTTTGTTGCCTCAATTGCGACGATGTTATTAGTAAAGGCAAAAGTTGCATTAGTTTCAAAAGGTACTTATATCATGATTCATAACAGTTGGGGAATGGTTGAGGGGAATAAGCATGATTTAATGAAAAATGCCGAAACTATGGAACAACTTGATACAAATATGCTTAACGCCTATTTAGATAAAATTAAGGCATCAGGCAAATATGTAAACGGTTCAAGGGAACAAACCAAAAACAAGGTAAGAAAATTAATGGATGCGGAAACGTGGTTAAGCGCGGAACAAGCAATTGATTTGGGTTTAGTTGACGGTTACGTTGAAAATGAAGATAAAATTGTCAAAATGCATAATGAGGCAATTCTTAGATTGAGAGCGCAAGCTACGAATTACAAAAATTTACCAACAAATTTATTTAAAATGGAAACTAAAAAATCAAGCAGATTATTAGATTCTTTCCTTAACTGGTTTAGGGCTGAGGAAATTGAAATCGAAAAGGAACTATCTATTGGAGAGGAGGAAAAAAATAAAGACCTCGATAAAATGGACGAAGTTGTTAAGGAAAAGGATTTAATGATTCAAGAACTACAAACAAAACTTGAAGAGGCATTGACAAGACTGGCAGACCTTGAAGCAAAATTTGAGGCTAAGAAAAAAGAAATGGACGAAATGGAAATGCAAGCAAAAGGCAAAGTAAACATTTACAAAAAAGACCAGCCCAGCGCAAAACTTGAAAACAAATATAGTGCTGAGCAAATTGATTCTGTAAATGCGATGTTAAAACAATTATTCAAAAAATAAAATTTTAAAATTATGGCATTCAATAAAGAAAATTTTTATACTGAGGGGAATAGTCCTGAATATTTTTTCAGCAGAACAAACCCGTTAGCAAACCCAGCAAACGCGGAAATTTTAAAAGTTTCAGATTGTTGTTGCGAGGGTTTTCAATTAGTTGCTGAGGTTGAAACAACTGCGGGCTCAACCGTTGTAACTTTCTCAAGCCCTACAAGCGGTTACAATACAAGGTTTATTAAAGTTGTAATCAATGACGGTCAAGGAAATTTTGTTGCTGGCGTTGGAACTGGTACGGTTTCAAGCATTACAATTGATACAAGTTCATTAAATGCAAATGTAAACTGGACTGTTCAGGTTATCATTGAAACAACCGATAACGTTGCAGTTGATTGTCCTTGTAGCCAAGAATTTAGTTTCCCTTATAACGTAACTCAAAGCCCTTATTCAGTTGATACAACTACATTAGGCGCGCAAGTTGCTCAATTAAGAAAACCTGACGGGACTGTTGTTGCTGACGGCGGAACTTATAATTTAGGTACTTTTGCAATCGGTACATCTGAGCCTTTTGAAATCCAAGTTTGGAACGTAGGCGGTCATGTTTTAACCGTTGGGACTTTAGCTAAAACAAGTCAAGTTTTAACATTTGTAAAACCTACATTTGGCTCAACAATTTTCCCCAATAGTTATGTAACTTATTCAGGAACTGTGAATACAAATTTAACCGCTGGCGCAAAAACTGGTACTATTACTGTTAATAGCGATGACCCAAGCAATGCAGCCTATGCAATAACAATCGGTTATACATTAGCTTAATTTATTAATTTTAAAAATTTAGAAAAATGGCAAATATTGAAAATGGAAGTTTTAATATAAACTTAGTAGGGGAACAAGCCCAACAATTATTTTTAAACCCCGTATTTTTTGATGCAGACGTAAAGGATTTATTTGATACCTACCTTTTCGTAAACAAAAAACAAAAGTTTGGATATGCCTCAGAAATGGGAAATATCTTACAAACGGTTGACGGTTGTGGTTGGACGCCAAAAGGAAACTTTGCAATCTATGAAAGATGCATTGAAACTGAATCCGTAAAGGCAAACGTTGAATTATGTTTTGACGAGTTCAAAAATACAATGTATCAGCAATTGCAAAACGTTGGAACAAGACGCGACAATATGGAGGGTACTATTTTTATGGATATTCTTTTAACTCGCATGGTTCAGGCGGTTAAAAAACAAATGCTTTTGCTTGCGTTTTATGGCGATAAATCAAGCGTTGATAATGATGTAAATTTGGTTGACGGTATGTGGTCAGTTTATTTGCCTCAGTTAGTTGCTAATAACTTGATTCCTTATATCAATTCAAATTCGGGTACTCCATTGGGGGCTGGCGACGGTATAGATTTATTGAATGCAGTTTATAACAACGCAACAAATTATTTGAAAGCAACGCCGTCAAATAGAAAAGTATTGTTAGTAAGCGCAAACGTTTATGAGCAATATTTGATTGACCTACAAAACAACGGTATTTCCTCAGCTGGTCATTTAAGCCTATTGGTTGACGGAACAAATCAACTATCTTTTAACGGCGTTGAAGTTAAACCAATGTATGACTGGCAAGCGTATGCTCAACAATATTTGGGTATTTCAAATGCAAACTTTGTTTTATATACTGAGCGCAAAAACCTTACTTTGGGAACTGATATTCAAGACCCGTTCACTCAGGTTGAAACATGGTACGAAAGATATCAAGAAAAACTTTTGAGCAAGGTTAAAATGCAATTAGGGTTTAACTATAAGCATAACGAATTTTTGACCGTAGCATATTAATTAACAATTTAAAAAAATAAAAATATGAGTTGTTTATCAACGGGTTATTCAGTAAGTTGCTCATTAAGTTGCGCGGGCGGTTTAGACAAGTTTTGGCTTGCATCAGTTGAGGACGTTGCCTCTTTGACAATTACCTCAGGCGAAGTAACTGCAATCTCAATGGTTTCGCTTACGAAATTTTATGAATTTCAGCCTTATCAAGAAACTGCAAGTTTTACCGAAACTGGCGAGAGAACAAACTGTAATACAGTTATAACGCAAACTTTGGTAGGTTCATTCCCTTGTCATTCTCAGGATGTACGCGATGCTATTGCCGAAATGCAAGCGTGTTGCTGCGGGTTTGTAATTATACATCAAGAAAACGGCGGCGGTCGTTGGATTTGGGGAACTACAAACGATTTAACAACTTTAGGAATCGGATTCCCAGCGCAGTTGACAAATTTTGAAACTACAACTGGAACGGCAATTAATGACCAAAACCAAGCAACGGTAACTTTAACTGCAAGAACTACGGTTCAGGCTTTACCACTTGACGGCGCGGTTGTTATCCCCGTATAAAACCCAATCAAATCACTATAAAGGGGGAATCAATCTTTTGATTGGTTTCCTCTTTTTTAAATTTTAATAGTATGTTTAAAGTTATTAAAGGAAAGGAAAATATAACGGTTCATTGCAATAAATTTTCCGTACTTTTGAAAGAGGCAACCGCTGAACAATTAGAACATTTATACCATTTAGGACATAAGTTTATTGAGGTTGCAAAGGGTAAAAAAATTGCAAATAAACATATTGACAATGCAGAGGAAACAAACGGCGATAAATAGAGGAAACGCAAAAGGCGAAAGTAAAAAAAACGTTCAAGCCTTTGCGGGTTTTGGGCTTAGTCCTTTTTTAGCCGATGATATTTTCAGAGAACCCACCAAACAAAATTTGGATAGTTCAGTTATTGAATACATACCATTTTCAACGCTTGATTACTGGCGTTTAGATAGGTTGCAAGCAATATGTAATAACTCAGTAACTCAAAGCGCGATAATACAACAAACGGTTAATTATTTCATGGGCGACGGTTATTACGTTGTCCCGCGTTCATCTATGAACGTATTGCCGTCAGTAAGGCTTGCAGAGGCGCAAAAAGATGTTATAAGTATTGATGCCGAAATTAGTTTAAATAACTGGTTGATGCGTTTAAATCCTGAGGGCGAAAATATTGACGAAATTACTGTAAAAACAATAACTGATTTTAAAAGTTTTGGAAATGCTTTTTTAGAATTAACGCGCATTCAGGTAGGAAATACAAAGGTTTATTATATTAGAAATTTGCCAATTACATGGTGCAGACCAAAAAAAGCAAGCGAAAACTATTATGCGCCAACTCATATTGGGGTAAATTCAGAGTTTGAAAGCCATTACTATACAACCCCGACCGCGCCGATTGATTTACCAATATTCCCGAAATTTGATGACTTTGGCGGTGGCGTTGAAAAGTCAATAATACATTTAAAAAACTACGAACCTACTTTAATGTATTGGGGGATTCCTGACTGGGTAAGCGCAAAAATTTGGGCTGAACTTGAATATAGAATACCAAAATTTAATCAATCAAAATTTGAAAATGGATTTACGCCCAGCGCAATAATTTCCTTATTTGGCTCAACAAATGAGGAGGAAGCGCAACAAGTTGTAAATGCAATGAAAGGTTGCTTTACGGGAACTGGCAATAATTCAAAAATGTTTATTCAGGCTTTAAGGGATGAAACCTCAAAGGCTGACGTGCAAATTTTAAATAACAATTATGACGGCGAATTTACTCAATTACAAAAACTTTCTCAAGAATCTATTATATCCGCTAATCGTTGGACTGTTGCTTTGACTGGCTTAAAAACAGCGGGAAGTTTAGGAACAAATCAACAAATACGTTCTGAGTTTGATATTGTTTATAATACAGTTATTCGACCATTGCAGAGAATGTTTTTAGGGAAATTTTTAAACCCCGTTATTCAAGACGCAAATAAATTTTTGGGCAATAATTGGAATAGCATTGCGCTTGATATATCTAAGGGTATGCCCGTTTCATTTGCTGGCGATATTAAGATTGACCAAATATTAACGCAAGACGAACAACGCGCCGAGATAGGTTTCCAACCATTATCAAACCAACAAACTGAGGAAATAAATGATAACACTAATTAAACCCGCTGAGGTTGTTAATACGGGTACATTTAGAGCCGCGCCCGTAAATGCGCGTTTTGATATAAACGTAATCAGTCCTCATATACAAAGCGCTGAGGAACGTTTTATAATTCCTATTTTGACTAAGGATTTATACAATGATATGGTTGCGCAACAAAACCCGTTAATAAGCAATTATAACCCCGATGCGGGCGCATTAGTTGATAAGTTTTTAGGTTTGTCGCTGGCAAATTACGAGTCGCTTTGGGAATTGTATTTATTGCGTTTGGTTTCATATTGCGTTTATTATGAAAGTTTGCCTTTTATTACTTTTCAGGTAGGCAGTAAGGGTATATTTCAAAATAATTCAGAGTTTGCAGAAAATGGCGGGGTTTCCTCAGTTAAGTATATGCAAGATGTTATGATGCAAAGAATTGAAAATTTAACCGAAATAGTAAAAAAATACCTTTGTGATAACAAAACGGATTTCCCTCTTTTTAGCGACCATTATTGCCCATGTAATAATTGCGACGATTGTAATGATTATTGCCATTGCGGTTATTATAACAAATATTTGCTACCTTGCCCAACGTGTAAAGTAAGCAAAAATAATTCAACTAATATAATATTTTACTAAAATGAAAATAGTCAAACTAACAAACGGCAACGTTGTTTTAACTGATGCAAATGATAAAGTTTTAAAGAAATTTATTACTGATTCTTATTTGCAATATTCCTCAAATACGGCGGTTGATGTTTATACAAATAGCGATAAAATTACAACGCTTTACACAAATGAAATAACTCATACAAGGATTGACCCAGCCTCAGATATTGCGTTTAACGGCAACGCATACGATTTGATTGACTTATTGGTAGGGTCTTTTTTTTTTAAATTAAG